CCATTATCTGTAATGCTGGTCACATTACCTGATGCACGAATAGCCACTGTGCCTGTACCGTCAAAATTTACCCATGCTCGGCAACCGTATGCTGTAGCGACAGATCCGTAACCTGAGTTAAATTGTAAAGTTGTAAACGCACCTGTATTTGCTGTAGTAGCACCTACCGTACCGTTAATATTGATTGGCTGTACCGGTAAGATTAGTTACCGTACCGCTTGAAGGCGTACCTAAAGCCCCACCATTTACAACAAATGCACCCGCAGTCCCGGTGTTTACTCCTAACGCAGTCACAACACCTGTACCAGTAGTTGTAGTTGCTGGCGATACTCCAGCACCCCCGCCAACCACTAAAGCACTTGCAGCCAACACAGCAGAACTAGCCAGCGTTCCTGTCGCTGAGTAATATAAGACCCCACCAGAAGTACCCGAAGTTAATCCTGTGCCACCATTTGCAACTGGCAATGTACCTGATACGTGAGTAGTCAAACCAATCTTGCCGTAGCTTGGAGCCACTCCTACACCGCCTGAAATCACCGCACTACCGGTAGCAACATCTGCCAATTTAGATAAGGCTGTAGTTGTACTAGCATAGAGCAAATCACCAATAGCATAAGAACTCTGCCCTGTACCGCCAGAGGTGGCTAGTAATGTAGCCGCACTATCAGGCACAATGTTTGTACCGTCTGAATATACTGATCTTTTTGCTGGATACGTTACAAATACGTCTTTAGTACCTGCTGAGAATGTTGTCTTTGTTGTACCACCAGCACTTGAGGATAAGACAGTATCCCGTGAAAGCGTAGTGCCAGATGACGTATATGTACCTACACCAACTTCCCACTCAGACGAGTTCTGTCCTACGATTGCGTAGTATGTAGTGTTAGCGTTTCCAACAGCAGAAAAAGACTGAAAACCAGTAGCAGCACCAGCAAGCGTTATGGTTCCTTGACCTGTTGTTGTTGTTGTTTCTCTTACTCTATCCGCTAATACTAAAGCCATTATTGCCTCGTCCAAGAATTAGACCCAGAGCTAACTGTAGTCCATGTATTGTCATTACTGGCAACAAGATCCCAAGAGTTGCTACTTGCCGTTACTGGAGTCCAATCGTCTGTGCTTGCAGGAATATCATCCCAAGTATTTGAGCCAGCAGGAAGATCAGACCATTCCTCGCCAATAATCCCACCATTCGCACCTATTGTTGCTAACGCATTAATATAACCAACACCTGCGTATATTGCATTTCCTAAGCAAGTAACGTCAGCAGTAGTAATTACACTAGCATCACCTTGATATATCACACCGCCATTAGCGCTTACTGTTGCAGTAGCACTAATATCAGCAGATGCAAATTGAACTCTAGCCCCGTTAGCCGTAACAGTAGCAGTGCCATTAACGCTTGCAGCAGCTTCAATAACAAGAGCGCCATTTGCAGTTACCGTAGCAGTAACATCAACACTCGCAGCGGCATACAGGACAGATTCTCTAAGTCCTGAAAATGTACTCTCTGCAAATGAACTAATGCCAAACATTAGCTATCCTTATGCCAAAGTAACGCTAAGACTTCCTATTGCAATCTTGAAAATATCACCAGTAGCAATTACTTTAGAAGTATCTAATGGTGTGTGATACAGCAGGTTACCCGTTGTCAAAGCATCACGGATACCGATATGAGTTACTGTTCCCCAAGACAACGTGCATTGCGGGAATTCAATCGCAGCACTGTTCGTACTAGCTCCGTTACTTGGAGCGCCAAAAGTAATAGACTGACGAGCATAAGAGCCACCAGAAACTTCTGTACCAGAGTCAGCATCAGTAGGATCACTCGTATAAAGCGCCAAATAAACAGTTGCAGGGCTTGTATAGCTCGTATTACGCAAGGTAGCGTTAACCAGAGCATTTTCCAGATAGTTCGACATTTCTGCCATGATTTACCTCACGTTATAAGACATTGACATTGGTTGACCGCTGTACTCACTTGACTGGTCAGCAGTTGAAATAGATGCTATAGCTCGGTCATACAATGAACCCCAGACTTGCAACCTTGCATCATTCATTAGGTACGGTTCAGCCTCACTTAGCGACGCATACAGCAGTGCATCAGGGCAATTAGCCAGAAATACATTGCTTGTATTGGTATCACTTAGAAGCGTAGGTTTTGCGTAGTACAGCATCTGAGCCGTATATGTAGAATCAGGGATAGGAGACAGCTGAATCTCTGAAGCCAACACCGTATAGGTTCTAGGAAGCCCAGCTTCGCTAGACCTAGTATTAGAATAGAAAGCGTTAGGAGCCTCATAGGACAAAGATCCGATGGGAACCGTGTTCAGATGAATATCCCGCATTTCTAGAAAGTCCGTAGGAAGACCAACCGTAGGATTTCCAGCAGTTGTATTAGCCGTAGCCACTATCAACATCTGACGGATTCTTAAGTCTCTACGCAGACGCTCCTCAGCTAGACGGATAAAGTCAGGGATAACTGAGGTAAGGTCACTACGAGCTAGGTAGTTTGCTATCGTAGTCTTTAGGTCACTGTAGCTCGTAAATGCCATGTCTATTTTCCTTTATTGTGCGCCTCTATAGCGCCATCCTCTACATCATCCCATCGATACTCATACGTACCAATGTGACCGATATGTTTTGACAGGCTGTGGTCTACGTAAGTTTGTATGCCAGCATCAAGTGCCTTGATACAGAAGTGTACGTCTTCACCAATAATCCCTTTAGTCCCCCAGCCAACATCAAACCAAGGCTTAGGAACATTCTCAAAGACTTCCCTGCGAATCATTACCACACCAAAACCAACCGCTGTAACAGGCTCTATACCTTCCTTACCCATTGAATCTATTTTATGCCAAGCATGACGAGTAATCTTGCCTTCATCATTCTTTTCAACGTGCAGATTCAATGCAGTCGGTAGTGTCGGCTTACGTCTAGTTACCGCATTAACTCCAACAATCGGTACATCACGGCTTAACAAAATATCAATAGTGTCAGACGGAAACCGCATATCAGAATCAATAAACAAAACCGCATCGCATCCTTCAGCCAGAGCAGCATCTACTAGCTTCTCTCTCTGATCGAATATCAGCGTTCCTGCCATCGTATAGAGCTTTAGCCCGTTGCCCTCTTTAGAGCATCTATGTCTTGAATCCCTGCCAACCATCTTGGCAAAGTCAAAAGCAAATGAGGTATGAACCTCGTCCCTAGCTGGTACGCAAGCACCTACGATCATACTGTCCCCCTATAGACTTTCCATTGTGCATTATCGGAACTATTAAGCCAACTCGCAAAAGCAACGTCATCTATTATCGTAAAGCCCCTCATTATTCCCTTCTTGTTCAAGTCATCAATGACCGTAAAAGGAATACTAGCTATGTGGTGCATTTCATTAAGACTTCCAGCTCTTTGCTTGTCTGCCTCCAGAATCTGCTTGTTACGTTCAAGAATGTCCGTAACGTCCTGTTTAGTTTCGATGATAAGACCGCCATCACCGTCCGAATGTACAACCTGTTGTCTATAGTCCATAAGTCCTCATAAAAAAGCCCCCAACCATAAGGCTAGGGGCTAGTTCTTTACAGCGCCATATTCAAGTCAGCAACGATACCGTGTGCGGCTTCGTTCTTAACTTCCAGCGTAACTTCGACCAGAACCTGAGTCTTGTCAGCATCACCAGCTTTTGCAAGCTCGTTAGTCTGGAAAGGACGCAGATAGGCCAGAGCAGCGTACTCAGGATCAAGGATCAGAGCATCGCGGGTACGCATGAAGCGGTTAGGAACAACGCTCATTGAACCGAAGTCAGACAGATAAACATCAGCAGCACCGACAATAGTTGCCTGAGCGCCACCATTGCCACCATTGACGTTATAACGGTAAGCAGACAGACCTGTAAAGCTAGATACTTTCTGTTTACCAGTAGCATTAACCATCAGAATCTTAGGTACGCCACCCGATGCAAAGACTTCAGCAACAACCGACTTCAGCAGAGTCTCAGTGAAGGTACGTGTGTTACCGTCTGTGCGAGTCGAAACACCAATAGTCGTAGGATCTGCACCGTTAGTCTGTGCATCAGAGTTGGTCTTGATCCACGACAACAGCGAACCCATCTTACGGGCTGTCGAGTTAGTTGTACCAGCCGAACGACCTTGGTTAGCAAGGAGGATGGTTTCCAGATCTCGCTTCAGCTCTTGTGAAGCCTTAGCCAACTGGTAAGCCTTTTCGGACTTACGACCAGCCTTGTTCACTGCATCCAGAGTGCCAGAGACTTTGATAGTCTTTTGCAGGATCTGGGTGTAGTTACCAAGACGAACGGTAGGTGACAGGGTTGCATCCGAAGCATCAGCACCTTCAACCGCAGCGTTATTGGTAGTAGCTGCCGAAAGGCTGTCTGTCTGCCACTCGTGGAAAACAGCAGTAGCTTTGGTCTTGCCAATGGAACTCATGAATGGAGTTTCGGTAGGCGAGATGTCATAAATGATGTCGGTCAAATCTTCACGCTGACCAATAGCGTCATAAGCATTATAAATTGCCATGATTCAATTCCTTATAAAAATCGTTCAAATACACTCGCTGCATCACGAATACTCCCGCTAGACTTAGCTCGTGCCTTTAGTTTTCTTGTTTCCTCAGAATTACTATCTCTTGGCTTAGATACACCCGGCTTAATAGCCTTGGGTGCCTCTGAAACCTTCTTAGTAATCCCAGGCTTTGCAGACTGTAACTTGTCGTACTGCATCGCCTTATATAACGTCAGAACGGCTCGTGAATCAAACACGTTAGCCAGTTCATCATCAGAGAATCCCACCTGCTTACCGTATGTGCGAATGTCCTTACGGATTACTTCGCCCCTAGCCGGATCAGCAAACTCAGGTAACACAGCAACTAGCTTCTCAGACTCAGCCGATACCATCTGCTTCATCTGTTGCTGCCTGTCATATTCTTGCTGCTGCGAGAGATAATCTCGTTGCGCCCGAACCTGTGCTAACTGCTTTTCCTTCTGAGACATCTCAGCGACCTTAACGGCATAGCCGATAGGATCAGTCTCTTTCAGGTAATCCAAATCCTCTGCTTCTTGCGGCTGGTTCAACATCTGCTCAATGATCCCCAACTGCTGCGCGTATTGATCGCGCAATGCCTTTGCTTCTTGAACTGCATGGCGCTCGGCCTCGACTACCTTGCGTTCTTCAGCTACGGCCTGCGATTTCTTGGTGTAATCTGTGCCAAGTTGATAAGACTTGATAAGCTCATCAAGGGTTACCTCCCGTTCTTCGCCAGCGGCTTTGACACGGAATGTCTGAGGTTCCTCTTGCTCGTCTTCGCTATCCTCTTGTTCTACCTCAGACTCATCATAAGACTCGTCTGATTCGGCTTCGCTTTCGTTAGCTTCTGAAACTGGTTTTGGTTGTTCCTGTTTGGAGCCATCTTCCTGATTCATCATGCTCAAGAAAGCGTTAGCTGCACCTTCTACCGTTAACTCGCCACTTCCCTCAGGAGTCGTGTTCGGAGTATCGCTCATTGTGTTGTTTCCTAAATTATATCGGGAACCGCCCGATTCGGGTTACAAAATCTTTATCCTTTTCTCGTCAATCATCTTCTGAGCAGCCATGCTTTCAAGATGAGTCTCAATTGATTCCAGCACCCTAATCCGCGAATAGGCTTGCTCACGAAGCTCTAACTCACCATAGGTACTGTTTATAATTTTGTTAAGCTCGTTGCCCCTGAGATCCTCAAACACTTCTTGGAACGTATCGTCATTAAGCAAGTTAAGCGCCCACTGTGCCTTATCCACCTGTCAGACTCCCTAGTTCTTTAATCGCCTTTAAGACAATCTCGGCCTGACGGTTACGGCTATCCTCGTCAGCCAAGTCCATTGCCAAAACCGCTTGCAATTGCTGGACTGCTAACTGCGCTTCTTTAATGCGAATGTCGGCCTGATCTTTCTGGTTCCTCATCTGCATCTCTATGCCCTTGCGGGTGAACTCAGCCTCTAGCGTCTGACGTTCTAGATCCAACTTAGCTGAGTCAATCTGCGCCTTGGCTTGTGTCTTCTCACGCTCTACCTGCGCCAACAACTGCGCCACTTCTGCTTGTGCATCTGGCGTAGGTGGCTGTGGCTGCGACAACTGGGCATCCATCTCAGGCGTAATCTCGTTCATGAAAGCATTAGCATCCTTGAAACCAGCAGCCTCAATGAACTTTGCTAACGTGTTACGGTATTGACCGATAGTAACAAGAGGATTAGACGGGCCATACTGTTGGATGATCTGCTCCTGCTTGGCAAGCACCATCTGTAGCATCGTCAGCTTCTGATCTCGGTCACCTGAACCCAGACCAACATTAACGGATACATCGTACTCATTAGCCCATGAACGAGGATCAAACTGCACGTACTTGCCACGCATACGGACAATCTTAGGCTTATCTTGATACTTGCCCAATAGATACAAAATGCCCTTAAACAGGCTCTTAACACCGGTCTCAGCAAAGATACGAGCAATCAACTCCAGCTTACCGGAGCTAGACTTGACCATTGCAGCTACAGCAGCCGCTGTTACGTTAGACAGAATATCTGGATCAAGACCCTGTTGCGCGTCATTAACACCTGTGCGCTTGGCCTGTACCGAGTCCATGTACTCTAGCATCGGCATAGCCTGACCGAACGTAGACTGAACAACAAGCGGAACCAAAGCGTTAGGGTTCTTCAGACGGACAATTCCACCTGGAGTAGCGTTCAGCAGGTCATCTAGGTTCACTTGACCATCGACAGCGCCAACCCGATTGTTATTCGTTAGGTAGAGATTATCGAGAGACTGACGAGTAATAGTGGACTTGATAAGCTGGATGTCCATAGTCCTATCTGCCAGCGACTGACCAAAGAACTTATGAGGAATAGGGATAGGGCAGATGCTATGGAAGGGAATGTAGTCACAGTCTTCATCTTCTAGGATCTCATTTCCGCAGTACACAATCCTACGCAACTCAGCAATACCATCACCGTTCTCGTCAATGCGTATATAGCACTCGTATACCTCAACCGTCTGCATCGACGTATCAAGGGATTGAGTTTGATCTGGCTGCTCTCCGTTATCAAAGCGAGCAATACGCTCGGCAGAGAAACTCAGATCGTCATAAGAAGGTAGCTCATCTACGATGTCTTTATCGTAGCCCATTGCAATCAATTCCGACCTTTGCATGAGCTTGCGATGAGCTACAAAAGGAGCGTCCTCAATATTCCTTGCTGCTTTGGAAACTAAGAACTCCTCCGGGGGAACATTCTCAATCTTTACACAACCGTACTCTTTCACCCGCTTGACCGTAACATCGTAAGACGGAGCCTCAATAGGCATACCCATCATATCTACACCAGCCGGGATCATCTCTATCTTCTGACGGACAACCTCAAGCGACTCGTCAGACAGCAACAGAGCCAACTCATCCTCAGTCAAGTTCTTGTATTTCTCTCTGGTAACATCTTCCTTGGCATCCCAGTACGACTTAACGATACCAACCTTTTGAAGCAGGGCATCCTTGAACCAGTTATGCAGGATCAGCAGACCTTCGTTCTCACGGTAGAACACCCAGTTACAGTAGTCCGTAGCCTGTTTAGCAGACTCCTCATCATCTTGTGAGCGCGGTTCAAAGTAGACAATATCCTCAGTTGTCGTAAAGACACGGATAAGTTGTGGCAATGCACCATCGATAGCCTCAGCTACCTCACCAGTTACGATCTGGCTGCGACCTTCCACCTCGTTACCGTATGGATTACGGAGATAGTAATCAAGCGCCCTGCGACGCTCCTCAATGGTCTCTGTCTCAATATATCCAATTGAATCATCTATCTCGGATTCAATAATGCCTTTGATCTGGCCTTCATCCATCTTCATAGCAAGCCCTTACAGGAATTTTGCTTATTATACAACCCATTTTGCGTTAATAGGCAACTCGGAAGACCACGAATCATCGCTCTCGTCAAGCCCAATCGCCAAGTATCGGAAGGCATCTGAGTAATGGCTAGACCAGTCATGCAACGGCTTATCGTAAAATACTTGCTGCTTCTCGTTGTATTCTCGACGGTAGTTGCGTATAGCATCTAGTCCCGGCTTGGTCTTGTGGTCAAACCAGCAACGTGGCAGCAAGCGCCTGACAGCCTGAATACCGTCAGCTATAGACAGACGAGGAGCTACCGTTATCTCTAACCCTGCCTCTTGCAAGACCTCCTTGCGGCTACGTCCTGTGCCTAGCTCCCTTACCTCCACATCGTGCGGCAGTATCTGTGCAAAGCCTTCGTACTTATTGTCCCTAAGCCACGATACATACCAGTCCAGACCGACTCCGTGGTTCTCGACGCAATCGATAAGCCGCACCTCTTTGCCAACCAACTGAGCAATCCATATACAAGTAGAGTCACCCATACCAAGATCCCAAGCAGCAAAAGACTTGCAAAGATCATCCCGGTCAATAGTCGTGATCCTAGACTTGGCTTCGAGATCGTTAACAATCTGACCATAATAACTGCCCTCAATCGCTGCGTTAAAGGAACACTCAAACTCTTGCTGGTACTTGTCTTCGCCCATCTCCTGACGAGAAGACCAGAGTTCTTTGTCACTAAGGATGCCTGTCTCGCTGGCTTTGAACTCAAGTAATGCCCAACCTTCCGCTGTCTGTGCGCGATCCCTAAAGTCAGCAAAGTGGTTCTTACCTTTAGGTGTACCAATAAAGAGACACCACGTAGGAGCATCGTCTGTATTCCTATCTGCTAACGCTGGTCTGATGACTTCGTTCCAGATTTTGGGGT